TGTTCAGGGATGATGCTGTTGTCGAAATCCGATAACACCCTACCCAAAGCCCTGAGCGCCGCTCTAGACGACCTCGGCGTTCGCACTACCCCAACCACCCAAAAACCCAAACCCCCTATCCAGAGGCCCACACAGGGCGGCTGGAGACCATCCTACCCCGGCGAAGAGCCACCATTCTAGGAGAACCCAAATGCTATCCTACCGAGACAAGGTATTTTGCTCCAGCGATTGCACCAACCGTGCCTGTCATCGCTACTTCACCCCCGACGATGAAAACAGGGCCTCTCAGTCGGATCTCCCTGTCGCATGGTCGGACTACAGCGGTGTGTGCCGCGACTACCGTCCACCCCAAGACGAAAACGAGGACAAGCGTGACATGAAGATCGTCGGTGCCGTCACCGCCGTCTACGTCCTGCTCTGCGTCGGGACGGCCTTCACCATCTACTACGCCATGACGAGTGTGTGACCATGAAGCCCCATGACATCCTGCAAGCCATCCTCACGGCCATCGCCATCGCCTCTGGCATCATGATGCTGACCTTCGTGATCTTCTTCGTGATGACCAGTCTATGAACCCCCTGACAGGAGAATGAGATGACCGAGTTCTTCACCGTCCTGATCCTGACCTTCACGATCCCCGGACATGGGACGATGGAAACAGCCATCCCCTACCCGACAGCGAAAACATGCGGTGACGCTATCCAGCCGATCTACGAAACCATCCGTACCACCTACGAGGAAACAGGAGCCAGGTGCGTCACCACCAGCATCATGAGCAGTTCGATACGACCTCGATCTCGCCCGGACCCCTGACGTAACAAAGGCCGCTACTACAGCGGCCTTTTGCTTTTGGTGACTGTCGCACTATCAACTTGATAGACCACCAACTCAATCATTTCCTCTCTTCCAAGTTGGAGGAGCAGAACTGAACCAAACATTAAATTCATAAAAGTCTTATTTTCGAACAACCCCGATACTCCCCCACGGAATCCCCAAGAGATAGAAGACAGAGAGTAGGATACTAATATAATAAAAAAATATCTCTTATATATATACTACTACGCTATACCCCTTGTTTTCTTGAGGATTCACGCCACTTCACTTAAATCGTTACCAAGCCCAAACCGCCAAGAGTTTAGGACTAGAATTTACACGCATGTCACGATTCTGGCAGACTAAACTTGACACCCATTAAACTCGGTGCCATTGTGCTCAAAGAAAAGGGGCCGCGCTGCGCCAACAGCCGACCCCGTGATTGAAACCTGAAACGGAGCATGGTTCCAATGCCAGCCAATCTATCAACAACCCACGACTATGCCAAGCACTACCAGTCTATCGGCTGGGCGCTGGTTCCTATCCCGGCAGGAAGCAAGGCACCATCTACTTTCTCATGGCAGACAAAGGCTGCTGATGCTGCATTCTGGGAAACCAACCCAACACACAACATCGGCCTACTTCACTCTCTGAGCGGCACGGTGGCGCTCGACATTGACCACATGGAAAACACCCGTGTGGCGTTCGAGGCGATGAACATTGATCTTGATAACATCCTGAATGGCGCACCTCGCATTATCGGGCGTCCTGACCGTGGAAAGGTTCTGTTCAAGGCACCTGACGACCTGCAACTAACCACACGCAAGATAAGCTGGCCAGTGGAGGGCGATCCGCGCAAGACAGAAGTGGTGTTTGAACTGAGGGCAGGGAGCGTTCAGGATGTGCTACCACCTTCCATCCACCCAGACACGGGGAACCCCTACCAATGGGCTGGACCATCTATTGACGGTGGACTCCCAGAACTGCCGCATCAACTCCTCACCCTATGGCGCGATTGGGATAGGTTCCGCCCTCAACTTGCGGATGCCTGCCCTTGGAAGAAGGCACCTGAGTTTCAACCACCTGCAAAGAAGCGCCGGGTGGACGGCGAGCAAACGAGTGTAATTGATGCCTATAATGAGGCAGTAAGCATCACGGAAGCACTCAGTAAGGCTGGATACCGCCAATTCGGGCGGCGCTGGCTCTCGCCTAACAGCACAACAGGTATGCCTGGCGTTGCGGTGTTCGAGGATGGCAAGGCTTACAGCCACCACGCATCGGACCCGTTCGACCCGGAACACGCCTTCGACGCATTCGAGGTATTCGTTCAGTATGAGCATTTGGGCAACGTATCTGCGGCGGTGAAAGCAGCAGCAGAGTTTCTTGACATCAAATCCCTCCCGCAAGGCCCGACAGAAGAAGATAGGGAGATGATTAAGCACGGGGCGGCTGTTGCTGCATCATGGAAGAAAGACAGGCCAAGTGAAAATCACGGTATCCCGAAGCACCTTCTCACAGTTCCGGGCGTTCTTGGTGAGGTCGTCACATACAGCGCGAAGACAGCCATCAAGCCGCAGCCTCAATTTGACGTGCAGACAGCCCTTGCGATTGGCTCTGTGGCTATGGGGCGGCGCTTCGTTACGGACAACCGCAACATGTCCAGCCTCTACTTCCTGAACGTGGGTAAGACAGGCTCAGGCAAAGAGCATGCAAACACTGTCATTGAGGATTGCCTTGAAGCAGCGGATGCCATGCACCTGCGCGGCCCTAGTGGTTACACGTCCTCCAGTGCTGTTCTTTCGGCCTTGAATGAAAAGCCAAGCCATATTGCCGTCATTGACGAATTTGGCTCTATGCTGGCCTCTGCTTCTGCCAAGGGGAACCAGAACAAGAAAGACGCTCTAACCATGCTCATGGAGGCGTGGGGTAGACAAACAAAGACCCTGCGCAATGTCGGATACTCGATGGTGCAGATGACGGACGCGCAAAAGAAGGCGATGCAAATCGAAATCAGGAGTCCCAGTCTGTCCATCATTGGCATGACGACACCAGAGACCTTCTACGAGGCTGTCGGATCTAAAGATGTTGCGAGTGGCTTCCTGAATCGAATCCTGATTGTGGAGAGCAAGCGGCCTCGTGAATTGTCTCGCAATCCAGATCAAATTGATGTTCCGAAGAGTGTCACTGACTGGATTAGAAGCGTGTCCACCACACAAGGTGAAGGGGCCAGTATGTTGTCAGACCAAGGGACAGACTTCCCTCCTGTTCCGCTCATGATTCCATTCACAGAGCAGGCTAGAACACTGCTTAGGGATTATGAAATCACCATCACAGACAGACAGAACGCATCAAGTCCAATGATTGCGGACATGATGAACAGATCTCGTGAGATAGCAATGAGGCTGTCTCTTATCGTGGCCGTGAGCCTCGGTGACAAGGAGATCACGTCAGTTTCGGCGCAATGGGCAATCGACTATGTTGACTTCTATCTGCGCCAGACTCTTGAAATCATGGATGTCCGCATCTCGGAGGGTGATACGGATGGACTCCGTAAGGCTGTCGCTGAGTGCATCAAGGACGCCGGAAGTATTGGCATGAAGATGTCTGAATTGATTAAGGCCGTCCCGCGCTTGGGTAACTTGAAGAAGCACGAACGGGACGGCCTACTTGCGATGGTTGTCGAGGACTTTCCTGTTGAGAAACTCATCGTTAAGCCAGAAGGTAAGGGAAGACCATCAATCATTCATCGCTGGGAACAGGATTCTTGAGTTTCTGCTCAAGGTCTAGGATCTCATAAGCCCTTAGTTTTGGAACAGTGTCGCCCCACTGGTAGGTGGCTTGAGTGCTGATACCCAAGGCATCCGCCAGTTTGCGACGGGTTCCGAATACCTTGACGGCATATTCTGTCTGCATATCGTTCTCCGTTATGAACATTGCAAAGTGTGCTTGACTTATTACAAGAATCAGTGTTTAACGCAAGACGTTGGAAGCAGAAAAGGAGTTGCGAGATGAGCAACATTGACGCGCTCGCGCGGGATTGGCTTGACGCCAAGTCTGACGAGCAAAAGGCGAACGCACGTCGCCTGAAGATCGAGAAAGAACTGACTGCCGCTCTCGATGCCAAGGACGAAGGCAGTATCACCCAAAAACTTGATGGATACAAAGTCACGCTGACACAACCTGTTCGCAGGTCTGTTGACGCTGAAATGTGGGAGAGCGTGAAATACAAAATCCCAGAGGAGATGAGACCAGTAAAGACAAAACTGGAAGCTGATGCGTCTGGAATGAAGTGGCTTGCAGAAAACGAGCCTTCGTTCTGGGCGGCGGTTGCTCCAGCCTTCACAACGAAACCCGGAAAGATTTCTGTCAAAGTAGAAGCAATGGAGAAAGCCTGATGGCATTTGACCTGACAAAACTTGAGAAGCCAACAGGCCAACGTCCTGTTATCATGACGCTTTTTGGAGAGGGTGGTATGGGGAAAACGACCTTGGCCGCAATGTTCCCGAAGCCTGTGTTCATCCGCACTGAGGATGGAACGGCATCCCTGCAAGGCAATGATGACGTGGCCATGTTTCCTCTGGCAACCTCCATCCAGGATGTGCTTGACGGCATCGAGTCTCTTGCAACGCAGGAACATGAGTTCAAGACGCTGGTTCTGGATAGTATCACGCAGCTTGCCACGATGATTGAGCATGAGATTGTTGCGGCTGACCCGAAGGCAAAATCTATCAACCAAGCTGGTGGTGGTTACGGGGCTGGATACAGCGCGGCTGGAGAGAAGCATCGCCAGATCCGTGAATGGGCAGGCGCTCTTGCCTATGAGAAAGGCATGAATGTCGTTTTCATCGGCCACGCCGACACCGAGACGATGGACTTGCCAGACATGGATCAATACAACCGTTACAGCGTTCGACTGCACAAGAAGTGCATCGCGCACTACACCGACAATGTAGATGCTGTCTGCATGATTCGCCTCAAGACTTTTGTTCGTGGCGCTGAAGGCGACAAAAAGCGGGCTATCAGCACACAGGAGCGTGAAATCATTTGCCACCCGCAGGCAGCAAGTGTAACAAAAAACCGCTTCAACATCACCGAACCGCTGCCCTTCACCTTTGAAGGCGGCAATCCCTTTGACCAATGGGTAGCAAAATAAGGAGACCCGACCAATGAGTATGAATCTTTCTGGCTTTGACGCGCAAACAGTTGAACCAACAGCGTCATACGAGCCGATCCCTGCTGGCTGGTATAAGGCTGTATTCACCGAGAGTGAGGAAAAGCCCACCAAGGCACAAACAGGTAGCTACCTGCAACTTACCGCTGAAATCATCGAGGGTGAGCATCAGGGGCGCAAACTGATTGAGCGCCTGAACCTGAACAACCCTAACAGCACGGCGGTAGAGATTGCACAGCGCACCCTGTCTGGCATCTGCCGCGCCATCGGTGTGATGACCCCGCGTGACAGCACTGACCTGCACGACAAGCCGTTCATGGTGAAGGTTGCTGTGAAGCCCGGGGAAGGCCAATACGGACCCTCCAATGACATCAAGGAATATGCGGCCACCGAAGGCGCTGCAACGGCTACTGCGGCCTCTCCTGCTGCCTCTACGCCGCCTTGGAAGCGGTAATCCGTCTATAGAGCGA